CTATGTGTTTGCTCCATTGCATTATAACTTGCAACATGTTGAATCACCATCATAGGTGTTAATGGAAAATGGAATCCTCCAAATTCTTTTAATGGTTCTAAAATCTTGTTATTATCAAAAAATGCTTTATATACCGGTGATTGCTGGGGGATTTGTAATCTCACACGCCAGTCTTTTTGGTCGTGCCGTCCGGACCATTTAGCATTTGCATTAACGATACGAGAATCTGTGGAAATACCTGATCCCATTAATCGTGACATGGTTTTGCTTACAAAGCCGCCCGCTACACTTTTAACTATTTTTCCTAATCCTATTTTTTCTGACATTTTTCCGGTTGTGTTTCCTTGTTAAATTTCGTATACTTTAAACATATTTATAGGCATAATTATAGGCGTATTTAATTCCCCATACGGCACCATTTAACAGACCTGTTTGTGGTCATTTACATTAAACCAAGGATAATTATGAAACGAGTAAAATATTTAAATAACCGAGATTTGTTAGCACAAATACATGCCAGCAAAAATACGTATTGTTCATATGTGGATAAGGAAGATGCACAATATGATGTTATTGTATCTGACATTAAAAAAATAAACCCTAGTGCTATTGCACAGGCAAGAAAAAATAGATCAAAAAGATTAACACAACAAGCATGGGAAGAAGCAAAAGCATCTGGACTAAAAAAAATTAAACTTTCAGACTATACTGTTTCAACAAGAAAAATTGAAAAAACTGATTTAGTATTTAGAGTAATGACGTACGATCATATTCCTGAGGATTCTACTAGAAAGAAAAATCCTAAACAAAGATCAGACCATCATACTAAAGTAAACTTTCCACCTTTCCATCATTATAGAATTGATAAAAAAGGAAAATCTAAATGCGTAGGCAAATCACACTGGATAGGCGGTATGTCTAATGGAAATTTTTCTTGTAATCATGGAAAAATTACAAATAGTTTAGCAATGATGTTTATGAAATTATGTGAACGTTATGGAACAAGAGCAAACTGGAGAGGTTATACTTACAATGACGAAATGCAATCACAGGCATTAATGCAACTATCACAAATTGGTTTGCAGTTTGATGAAAGCAAATCAGAAAATCCATTTGCATACTATACTGCGGCAATAACAAATAGTTTTACAAGAATTTTAAACATTGAAAAGAAAAACCAAGCAATAAGAGACGACTTATTAGAACAAAATAACATGATGCCTTCGTTTACTAGACAAGGTGAAAATGAAAGAAATACAATTGCTTATAAAAAGAGAATGGCAAACGTACACGGCGATGTTAAAGTTGTTAATAAAACCGGATTAGCAAAATTAAACAAACAGTTTAAGAAAAAAGGAACACTCGAAGCTGATGATTTCGATGACGTGAAATATAAAACACTTGATATTTCTAATCACAAACCGCCAGTAAAAAAGAGATGGTAATATATGTTTTTTAAAAAAGTTGCTTGTTTCACAGACATACACTTTGGCTTAAAAGGAAATAGTAGAGTTCACAATGATGATTGTGAATCATTTATATATTGGTTTATAGAGCAAGCCAAAGCACACGGTTGTGAAACTTGTATATTCCTAGGCGACTGGCACCACCATAGATCAGCAACTAATGTTTCTACAATGAACTACACAGTTTCTAATATGGAAAGATTAGGACAAGCATTTGAAAAAGTTTATGTAATAATGGGTAATCACGATTTATATTACAGAGAAAAAAGAGAAATTAATTCTATGGAATATATTAGAAATATACCAAACATACACATTGTAAATGAATGGATAGTAGAAGACGATGTTGCAATTATTCCATGGGTAGTTGGAGATGAATGGAAAAAAATTGAAAAAATGAAACAAAAATATGTGTTTGGGCATTTCGAACTACCGTATTTTAAAATGAATGCAATGGTAGATATGCCAGACGTTGGCACTATTAAAACTGGACACTTCGCTGGTTGTGGAGAAGTATTCTCAGGCCACTTCCATAAAAGACAACAAGCAAAAAATGTAACTTATATGGGCAACGCATTTCCACACAATTACGCAGATGCTTGGGATGATGATAGAGGAATGATGGTTTTAGAGTATGGTAATGAACCAAAATATATTAATTGGCCAAATATGCCAAGATACATTACAATTAAAGTATCAGAATTACTTGCAGATCCAGAAAAATATTTAAAACCAAAAATGTATGTAAGAGTTACATTAGATATAAAAATTTCATACGAAGAAGCAAACTTTATAAGAGAAACGTTTATAGACAAATACAAATTAAGAGAACTACAACTAATGCCAGAGCAAGTTGACAAAGCAGATCAACCAACTGTTGAAGTGCAAAAGTTTGATTCCATAGATCAAATTGTAGTTAAACAATTACAAGGTGTTGAATCAGAAACTTACGATAAAAATATATTAACAGCAATATACAACGACTTAGATGTTAACAATTAAAGAAATTACAGTTAAGAATTTTATGAGTGTGGGTAATTCTACACAAAGTATAAATTTCGCCGATAAAAATCTTATATTAGTGCTTGGCGAAAATATGGATCTAGGCGGAGACGATGCTGGTGCAAGAAATGGTTCTGGTAAAACAACTATTATTAATGCACTATCTTATGTTTTCTTTGGTGAAGCACTAACAAATATTAGAAGAGATAATCTTGTAAACAAAACAAACGAACGTCATATGCTGGTTAGTGTTAAATTTACAAAAAATAATGTAGACTACACAATTGAAAGAGGAAGAAAGCCGGGCATATTTAAATTTTATGCTAACAACATCGAGCAAAATACAGAAAATAATGAAGCACAAGGCGAGAATAGAGAAACTCAAAACGAAATAAACAAACTAGTTGGTATGACCCTTGCTATGTTTAAAAACATAATTGCATTGAATACCTATACACAACCGTTTTTAGCAACCAGACAAGCAGAACAAAGAGAAATAATCGAACAGTTACTTGGTATAACACTATTAAGTCAAAAAGCAGACTTGTTAAAAGAAAAACAAAGAGTAACAAAACAACAATTAATGGAAGAAAAAATGAGAATTGATTCACGAATTGCATCAAATGAAAAAATACAAGAATCAATTGATAGTTTAAAACTAAGAAGCAGTGCTTGGCAAACACAAAAAGACGAAGATATACAAAAATTTAATGAAGCAATTCTAGAACTTGAGAAAGTTGACATTAAAGTAGAACTAGACTCACACAAAAAATTGCAAAAACACAACGAAAATTACATAAAACTTTTAAGTTTACAAAAAGAAAAAGCATATCACGAGGATTCGTTAACTAAAGCCAAAAGCACAGTAGATAAGACTGTAACAGATTTAGAATTTGCAGAAGCGGCTAAATGTCCTACTTGTGAACAAGAACTTCATGATGACAAACACACACATCTTGTTGATAAACTTAAAACAACACTAACAGAATCTAAAGATTATACTACTAAATTAGAAAGTGATCTTGCAAAAATACAACAAGGTATTGATGATATAGGAGATCTAGGTAATACACCAGACACTTATTATGATAATATAGATGAAGCATATAATCATAAAGGTTCTTTAAAAGATTTAAAAAGACAATTATCACAAACTGATAAAAAAGAAGATCCATATGCCGAACAAATTGAAGAACTTAACAAGTCAGCAATACAAAACGTTGATTACACCACTGCTAACGAGATGGAAGACTTACATAGACACCAAGAGTTTTTATACAAACTGTTAACAGCAAAAGATTCATTTATAAGAACAAGAATTATTGAACAAAACTTAACATATCTAAATCAACGGTTGGCATATTACTTGGCACAGGTAAAACTACCGCACACAGTTGTTTTCCAACCCGACTTAACAGTACAAATAGAAGAACTTGGTAGAGAATTAGATTTTGATAATTTAAGTAGAGGTGAAAGAAACAGATTAATTCTAAGTTTAAGTTGGGCGTTCAGAGATGTATGGGAATCACTTTATCAACAGATCAACTTATTGTTTATTGATGAGCTAATTGATGCTGGAATGGATTCTTCGGGTGTTGAAACATCAATGGCAGTCTTAAAAGACATGAGTAGAACACAAAATAAGAACATTTTCTTGATTTCACACAAAGATGAGTTAATAAGCAGAGTAAATTCTGTATTAAAAGTTATAAAAGAGAATGGTTTTACCAATTATGCCAACGACGTGGAAATAATTGTTTAGATTTTTCTTGACAAACTCACTTCATACGTGCTTTAATTACTGATATGTTAATTAACTATATAAAAAAGGACTAACACTATGTCACAAACACATGAATCGATCATGACAGAAATTCAAAACTATTCTGAAGAGAACGGAAAGTTCACAGAAAAAGGTGTTAAGGCTTCAGCAACAAGAGCTAGAAAGGCTTTAGCAAATCTGTCTAAACTGATCAAAGCAAGAAGAAAAGAAATTCAAGAAGCAAAAAACGCGGCAAAAACAGCGTCGTAATTATTGCTAATTGGATCCAATTAATAAAACCCTCGGCTATTAGTCGGGGGTTTTTCTTTTAATAACTGTCCACCACTGTTTAAAAGTTTTTGGATAATTGGTTTTTCTTAGATTATCTAAATCCGTTATATATTTTATAAGTTCTTTACTGCAATCATTTTTGTTAATATTCAGTTTTGCTCGTATAGACTCAAATATTTTACCTTTGTAATTTGCTATTTTTCCTAATACTATGTCTTTAGCATGTTGCGGAAGATAACTTATGTCTAACATCTGCCTATCAACAACAAATTGAGAATGCACTTCATTACCAAAATGTTTTGTAGCCCATTTATAAAAATCTATACAATAAAAAATGTTAAGTGACGACAAACAATTATATGCTGTCACTCTATAATTTTGTTGTTTTATTATTTCCATATTCTTTACAAATATATCCCACTTACCTGGGTATCTTAAGATCTCATATCTTTCTCCTATGTCGTCTACACTTAATAAAAAGTCCACTCTTTTACATTTTTTTAACAATTCACTTAATTCATTTGATGGTAACACTGTTAAATTTGTATTAAATTTCACAACTAACTGATCTAATTTTTTTATTTTTTTTAAAAATTCAACTGGATAAGTTTGCATTAAAGGTTCGCCTCCGTGGAACTCTACATATCTTAAATCATCTAGATCAAAATTATCAAAAAAAACGTCAACGCCAGGAAGTAAGTTCTTTTTATATTTGTATTGTTCTTCTACATTGATTCCTAACTTTTCTGCGTCTACTACCCAAGATGATGATCTATCATGACTACAAATCATACATTTGCTATTACATAAAGTACCGTATCTTACACCTAAACTTTGTAATTTTTGTATTGATAACTTATTATCGTTTGAAAATTCGTTTTGTGCTACACGTCTAGATCTAATATTGTTTTTGTCTTCATTAAAACATACTTTACATCCTGGGTAATGATAGGATTTTTCAATTGTATTTTTTAATTCTTCTATATGATTTTTATATTCGTTTATCGTATACCTTTTACTGGACCAAACGTTACATGGTTGCAACATAACTTTATCATTTTCAACTATAATATCGATGTGATTAAACGGTTGTGTGCAAAACATTATTTCAGTATTCCTTTACCGTGTACTCTAACACGGATATGACCATTATAATAGTCATCGGACTCTAAAACTTTACGAGCAAACTGCTCTCGTGCTTCTATATACGAAAGTTCTGCTTTTGATTTACAATAAAAAAGTATTTCCCTTTTAAATTTGTCTTTACCAATTTTTTCTACGTCAGCGAGTAATTGGTCACTACTACCATAATAATATTGCCAATCGCTTGATATAGTGTACCTACGTTTATTAACTCTTCCTTTTAGTGGTTTACGTGATCTTCTAAATCTTGCTAACTTTTTACCAATATACATCCTACCATTAGTTGTATTGGTAATTTGATATACAAACCCTACAACACCGTCTGGCATTTCTGTTACTTCTTTATTTTCGTAAAACCACATATCGCAATATTTAAACTCAATTTCGTTGACTATAATTTTATTCCATGTTATATATAAGTGATAGGCACATCACACATTTTTAGGCAAACCATAACATCTTTGTAGGGAGAGTGAACTACTCTGTAATAACAGCGGCGAATCACTTGATGTAAATGCAAAAACGATGGAGCTCTGAAGAAAAAGCAACTCCAGGTTTGTGTAAGATTATCGTATAAAGATTACACAAATTCGCGTTGAATAGAACAAGCTAATGGGTACAGCACAACCGCCCAGTTACGACAGCGATATACGGTGACTATAAACTCAGCACATGGGTAAGTCGTTCTGCTAGAAATAGCAGAACTATGACTAACATCTAGCACATAGGACGCATATTGCGTTTAGTTTTTTAGAGCGTAGCGTAA